ATGGACGAAAAGAAACTTAAAGCACTTGCGGCTGAACTGGCTAAAGGTCTTAAAACCGAAGCCGACCTTAATGCATTTTCTCGTATGCTAACAAAGCTTACCGTCGAAACAGCGTTAAATGCAGAGCTTACCGAACACCTCGGGCACGAGAAAAATACCCCTAAATCAGGCTCGAATACCCGCAACGGCTATTCGTCCAAAACACTGCTATGCGACGACGGCGAAATCGAGCTGAATACGCCACGCGACCGCGAAAACACCTTTGAACCGCAGCTGATAAAGAAAAATCAGACGCGTATCACACAGATGGACAGCCAGATTTTGTCCCTGTACGCCAAAGGCATGACCACCCGCGAAATCGTCGCCACCTTCAAAGAGATGTATGACGCCGATGTGTCTCCCACGCTGATATCTAAAGTCACCGATGCCGTAAAAGAGCAGGTTGCTGAATGGCAAAACCGCCAACTGGATGCTCTGTATCCCATTGTTTATATGGACTGCATTGTCGTAAAAGTCCGCCAGAACGGTAGCGTGATAAACAAAGCAGTGTTCCTAGCGCTGGGCATCAACACTGAAGGTCAGAAAGAGCTGCTGGGCATGTGGCTGGCAGAAAATGAAGGTGCGAAGTTCTGGCTAAGTGTGCTGACAGAGCTGAAAAATCGCGGTCTTCAGGACATTCTGATTGCCTGCGTGGATGGCCTGAAGGGGTTCCCGGATGCGATAAACAGTGTTTATCCGCAGACTCACATCCAGCTGTGCATCATCCATATGGTACGCAACAGCCTGAAATATGTGTCATGGAAGGACTATAAAGCCGTCACCAGCGGTTTGAAAATGGTGTATCAGGCTCCGACAGAAGAGGCGGCGCTGATGGCGCTGGATAAGTTTGCGGAGGCCTGGGACGACAAATACCCGCAAATTAGCAAAAGTTGGCGTACGCACTGGGAAAATCTCAATACATTCTTCGGCTATCCGCCCGATATCCGCAAGGCTATCTACACCACGAATGCCATCGAATCGGTGAACAGCGTGATCCGTGCAGCCATTAAAAAGCGCAAAGTGTTCCCGACAGACGACTCAGTGCGGAAGGTTGTTTATTTGGCGATCAAGGATGCATCAAAAAAATGGAGTATGCCGATCCAGAACTGGCGGTTAGCGATGAGCCGTTTTATTATCGAGTTCGGTGACCGCCTGAGCGATCACCTTTAATACGGTGGCAGTTACACAGAATTATGGACAGGCTCATAAATGCCGCTTTAGCATCCCGAGCCAGCGCCATTGCTGGTTCGAACCCATTACTTTTTGGTGACCCAGCCGCAGGGAATCTATCCGAAAGTGTTTGTGCTGCCATTATCTGTGCTTCATGTGGTAATTCTGCAAATTTCATACCTACCTCTCTGAAGTAAAAAGGCCCACCGAAGTGAGCCTTGAAATTAGTTGGTTAATATTTTCATATAGTTAATGAATGTCACCCTCACCAATGAGGGCGACCATGCCGAGGACTTGCTCGATATGGTTATGCGTGATTATTTCATAACGGATAGTGAAAATGATAACGGATAAGGATGTGGTGCCCGCCTTGGCGAGTGTTGGATTTAACCGCTACACCACATTCGGCTGGGTACTGCCTCGTCCAGACCTCGGAGGATGGCAAGATTCAGGTTCTTTCAGTACCCATGCGAATGTAGAAACGAAAAAGCCCCGCGATATACGAGGCCTTTTTTAATGGTGTAAGCTACGTGACGAACTAACCACTCTTATCATGATATTCAGTTTTTTACGATCGTAAAGAATATTTCACAATAAGATTTCAATAAATTCGCTTGAACTTGCTGCTATCCATTTGCACAGCGACAAAGCCAGTCGGCTTAAATCCTAAGTCCGTAGCTATTCCACTTGCTATTGTTCTAAATGTGTCCGCTTTCCCTATAAGCTCAAGGCAATTACCAAACATTTCATCATAAATAATAACGCGCACACGATAACGAGATTTTAATTCTGCTGGAACTTTGGTGACGGGTGTTATTACGGGTGGGGTGTTACCGACTTCTTTGTCCAAAATGTCGAGCACCCATTTGCGGAATTCTTTGGCTATTTCAGTACGGGCAAACATGGCGATCAAATGAGCGCCGCGCAGGGAGAAAACTCTAACGTCTTTTGCTGACTTTCCGTTACCAAACCCCTTTACACTCAATTTGAGGGTCAAGGTCATGGCTTCTGTAAATTCGTCGGAATTTCGATTGTATATCTGGCTTACTGCATCTGATTTTTCCATGCCAAGCGCTTTGGCAATTTCAGTCCCACGTAACCAGATTTGTCCAGAGTGATTGGCAATATCGAATTGAGTGTTGCGAAAGGATAATTGAGTATTCATAGTTGTGATTCTCCTACATATAGGATGATCACCACCGTCTGGTGCAAATCATTGGGTGGTGAGACGTACGAGGTTTGCACTACCGGTCACAACAACACCCGGCGAGCCTTTCAGCTCCCCCGTACGCCCCACCATTGTTCTGATGTAGTCATACGTTACGCATAAAAAAACCGCAAACGCGGCTATGCGTTGTTGTGATATCCAGGGTGCAAATCCCGACACCTGATTTTGCAGGTGTACAGGAAATATAGCCCCGAATACCGTCAATCGTCAAGCTGCTAACTCCCGCCTGACTTGTTTATCCATTTCGAGCTTTACTTCTAATGCCATCAGGTAGCCGTCAATAACCCCTTCGGCGTTCTGTAGCTTTTTGCCAATGTGAGTATCAGAGCAGTGATGCTCTTTCGATAGCTGCATAAATGTTTTGCCAAATACGTAATAATCAAACAACAAGCTATGAACGACTGGATGCTTACTGTTTAATCCAGCCATAATGCCCGAAATAATTAGCCCATCCTCGTCACAACATTGAGTTCGGCTTTTTACTTTTGATGGTATCAGTCCAGAAAATCCGGCTGCGATTGGGGGCCAATAGACATCTTCTCTATTATCAGCCACCCATGCACCCCAGCGTTCAAGAACAAGTTGAATGTCACGCATTTATGCAGCCTCTCGAAGTTTTTTAAGTGCTTTGGTTTTTGCCCGGTACTCATCCCGGATTCGGATATAGTCATCACGCCGGTAGTTCGTCATTTCATGCGGCCCCATCAAAATATCGAAACGAACCTGCCCGATTTTCGCAATCAGGTTGGGAGTGTATTTTTCAATGTTTCCAGACAGGTGGTTATTACAGGGGGCGCACTGGCGATGGCAATTATCTTCGTTGAACCGTAATTCTGGATTTGCTCCTACCGTGAGGTAATGCCCAGCGTGATACTGGCCCTCATGGAATCGACCACAGCTAACGCAAGCGTCTCCCGCGTCACGAGTGCGGATGTATTCATTAAAAGCTTGCTGGGCTTGTTTGGCGAAGTAACTGAGGGGTTTTACTGCTAACTTGCGGATCTTAAGGCTACGTCTTTCGGCTTGGGTTTCCTCTCGCCGTCGCTGTTCTGTTTTCTGTATCCTATTTTGACGGGCTTTTAGTGCCAACTGCTTTATGTATTCCTCTTTGTGCTCTTCATCACACCACCACTGATATACGGTCTCTGGCTTGAACCTCGTTTTGCATACTTTGCAGTTACGATTTTTTGGTAACTTGTTCATCTTCGTCTCCCTCTTATCCCTGCATAAATTACAGAGCAGATGAACGCGCAAATTATTAGCCAGTCAGATTCACTCATGCTGCCACCTTTCCCTTGTCACCGAACCGGTTGGCCCACTCAATTGCAAGCCGTGATTCATCGCTGAACTTAACGCCATGCGTAGCGCCGAAAGCATTGATCAGCTCTATCAGGTCGCGCAGCTCGCCAACGGTCATGCGGCTTGTTGATTGCCCCAGTACAACAAAGCCACCTTCAAGCCCTGGCGCTGACCTCTGCCCTTTCAGTGATGCAGTGAATATGTGCTTCCAGTCCTCACTGCTAAGTTTCTGTCCGTGCCATACAACCTGTTTAGCGATATCGCCAAGCGTGGCCCATAGACGCGCATTCTGGTCTAATGTGCGGGTTCGCTCTTGGATTGTGATCAGGAGTGGTTTATCAGGATTAACAGGTAGTTGACTTATAAACTGGATGGCATTTCGCTTGTATTGATCACCGCATAACACGAAGACCTTTTTATCCATTTTCTTTCTCCGGCGCGGCGTCTGTATTGCTGAGAAAAGAGCGAAGCTACGCGGAGATTTATAACGATTTAGATGGCGACGTGGTTAATCTCTTTTTCGTTCTGCGCGATATGACACTGCGTGAATGCCTTATCGAGGCATTAATTTTAACCCCCTACTCTCGCGATGAATTTACCGATGCATACGGCGAAGCGGAAACGATGGTCGAGAGGGCGCGGAAATTAGTCATCAGGGCAACAATGGGATTTGGTTCTGCTGGCGCGACCAAGGGAACAACTGGTTTTCGGCTGGATACCAAACGCGGTTCGGCAACAGCTCAACACCTTTGGGCAAGGATGCCTGAAAACTTGGCAGCAGTTGGCCAGCGATTCGAGGGCGTTTTGGTAGAGAATCGTGATGCCGTCCAATGCATGTTAGACCATGACACAGTTTCAACGCTTCATTTTGTTGACCCGCCATACGTCCATGACACCCGCGTTATCTCATCCCGATATTACCGCCATGAAATGGACAATGATGCCCACCTAACCCTACTCGATACCGTCAATAACCTTGAGGGGATGGTAGTGCTTAGCGGCTACAACACGGATATGTACAACGACATTCTTACAGGCTGGCAAAAGCAGGAAAAACAGTCATCGGCTGCCGGACGGAAAGGCTCGGTTAAGCGCCTTGAGTGTCTGTGGCTGAGTCCTAATGTTTTGTCTGGGAGTAAAGCAGCATGAACTTAATCATCACATATCTTGACTGGATCCTGCTTGGAATCGGCGGCTGTGCGGCGCACTGGTGGCTGTATTGCTGGAAGGAGTGAATGTGTGACTCCTGAGGCCAACAACGCAGTACGCTCAATAGCTAATAAACTACTCTCCGAACTCCGCAGTAAAGACAACAAATCAGCCCTACGTCAGCTACTCGACAAATACGCATCTCAAGTTAAGCCATTCTGACCGGGCAAGCATGAGCCTTGGATGTGGTTAAATGTGATTGTTCATCGGGTGGCTGAGGGTAAATAGCAGAGGTAAGCATGGATAACGTTATTCAAATGAACCCAAGCAAATGGGTTTCAGAAGACCTGCTCATGTCTCTGAATGGCATGACAAAACACATGATCCAACACGCCCGCCGAAAGTCATGGATGGAAGGACGTGAATACATACACGTTGCACCTGACCTAAACCCAAAAGAGAACAGCCCAATAATGTACAACAGGCAGGAAATTGATAATTGGGTTGAAAGGCAGCGACCGGCAATCCGCAGGAGGATTGGCGAGAGGATTTCTGCTTAAATACCCTCTCCTATCAACAAACGAGGAAATGAGGATGGGTGATTATCCTACAGGGGTAGAAAACCACTGCGGATTGCTTCGCGTGTGGTTCATCTACCAGGTGTCAACGACGGATGAAAAGTGATCCACTTATATCTCCACCAACGGCCCAATATTGATCCACCGTTTTACTCAGGATTAGCTTCTGCTATAACCCCGGCCTTTCGTTTCTGTCTGAGTCGATAGCTTTCTCCTTTGATTTGAACGACATGTGAGTGGTGTAAGATACGGTCCAGCATCGCTGAGGTCAGTGCTGCATCACCGGCGAACGTTTGATCCCACTGCCCGAACGGCAGATTGGATGTCAGGATCATTGCGCTCTTTTCGTAACGTTTAGCGATGACCTGGAAGAACAGCTTTGCTTCTTCCTGACTGAACGGCAGATAGCCTATTTCATCAATGATGAGCAGGCGGGGGGCCATTACTCCACGCTGAAGCGTCGTTTTATAACGGCCCTGACGTTGTGCCGTAGATAACTGAAGTAACAGATCTGCTGCTGTTGTGAAGCGAACTTTGATACCTGCACGGACTGCTTCATAGCCCATCGCTATTGCCAGATGGGTTTTCCCCACACCTGATGGCCCCAGTAATACGATATTTTCATTACGTTCTATGAAGCTGAGTGAGCGTAACGACTGGAGTTGCTTCTGCGGTGCTCCGGTGGCGAATGTGAAGTCATACTCTTCGAACGTTTTCACCGCCGGGAAGGCTGCCATTCGGGTATACATCGCCTGTTTACGTTGATGACGTGCCAGTTTTTCTTCATGAAGCAGATGCTCCAGGAAGTCCATATAACTCCATTCCTGGTCTACTGCCTGTTGTGACAGCGCAGGCGCTGCGCTTATAAGGCTTTCCAGTTGCAACTGCCCGGCGAGCGCCATCAGTCGTTGATGTTGCAGTTCCATCATCACGCCACTCCTCTGCAGAATGAGTCGTAGATGGAGAGTGGATGATGCAGGGGGTGTTTGTCGAAGTTCACCAGATTTTCATCAAGATGCACGTCATACTCTTTTTTCTCCGGAGGCAGTGCCAGCATGGACTGCTGCTCTTCGAGCCAGCGATCGCAGGGACGGGCCTGGATTGTTTCATGCTTTCGTTGGTTAGCGACATCGTGCAGCCAGCGCAGACCGTGGCGGTTGGCTGTTTCAACATCGACAGTGATCCCCATCGGGCGCAGGCGAGTCATTAGTGGGATGTAAAAACTGTTACGGGTGTACTGCACCATCCGTTCCACCTTACCTTTAGTCTGTGCCCTGAAGGGGCGACACAGTCGGGGAGAGAAGCCCATCTCCTTGCCGAACTGCCACAGCGAAGGATGGAACCGGTGCTGACCGGTCTGATATGCGTCACGTTGCAGAACCACAGTTTTCATATTGTCATACAACACTTCGCGCGGCACACCACCAAAGAAGCGGAACGCATTACGATGGCAGGTCTCCAGCGTGTCATAACGCATATTGTCAGTGAATTCGATGTACAGCATTCGGCTGTATCCGAGAACAGCAACGAACACGTGAAGCGGTGAGCGACCATTACGCATAGTGCCCCAGTCAACCTGCATCTGTCGTCCGGGTTCAGTTTCGAACCGAACGGCAGGCTCCTGCTCCTGAGGAACCGAGAGAGAACGAATGAATGCCCTGAGAATGGTCATTCCGCCACGATATCCCTGGTCTCTGATCTCGCGAGCGATTACCGTTGCCGGGATTTTGTAAGGATGAGCATCGGCGATGCGTTGACGAATATAATCCCGGTATTCATCCAGGAGTGAAGCAACAGCAGGTCGCGGCGTATATTTTGGCGGCTCAGATTTTGCCTGCAAATAACGTTTAACGGTATTGCGGGAGATCCCCAGTTCTCTGGCAATCGCCCGGCTACTCATTCCCTGCTTGTGCAGGATTTTAATTTCCATAACTGTCTCAAAAGTGACCATAAACTCTCCTGAATCAGGAGAGCAGATTACCCCCTGGATCTGATTTCAGGCGTTGGGTGTGGATCACTATTGCACCGTTCGTTACACCAGGGGCAAAGGGTTAGGGAAAACCTCGGCGTTCCGGACACGGCGAAAAACAGGAGGATGGCTGGCGAGTTGAGGGAGTCTGTTCGCTACACCATCAAGATAGGCAACTTCAATTATGCGGCACAATTCCCAAACTCAAAGCAGTTGCACAAGTTCGGGGTGGCTCAACTCAACGTTACGGTTTCCCAACTCGCTGAGAAGTGGCTCGCATTGAAGGTGATGGAAATAACCAAAAATGGCATTAGCCGATATCGGTCATACATCAAAATCTGTGCAGGGATCATTGGGGAGGAAAGGCTTGTTTCATCTATTACCAATGAAATGGTTCTCAGCCTGCGGAAGGAGTTGCTTACTGGGTTTCAGATTGCAGGTGTCCACCAGAAAACTCGGCAACTGAAAAAAGGTCGGTCTGTCAGAACGGTAAACGTCTACCTTTCTTGTTTTGCCGCGATGATGGAGTTCGCTGTTGCGAATGGGTACATAGAGCGATCGCCTTTCGTCGGTATTTCACCGTTGAAAAAGAGCAAATCTGAGCCTGACCCGTTAACGCGAGATGAGTATGCAAGACTTATGGAAGTTGCACCGTCACTTCAGGTGAAAAATATCTGGAAGCTGGCGGTAAGCACAGGGATGCGGCACGGAGAAATTTGCGCGCTGGCATGGGAGGATATTGATCTGAAGGAATGGACAATTACGATCAGCAGGAACATGGCCGTTGTTCACCACTTCACCCCGCCGAAAACTGAGAGCGGAAATCGCACTATTAAGCTGACGAATTCCGCAATCGAAGCACTGAAGGAGCAAATGGCACTTACGAAGATGGGGAAAAAAATAAAGGTAGATGTCCACCTTCGCGAATTTGGCAAAATCCGCAAAGATGATTGTACCTTCGTGTTCTCCCCTCGCCTTTCAGCTCGCAATGGGAAAGGAGGAGACTGGTACTCTCCTGGTGTCTTTAGCGGAACGTGGAACTTTGCATTGAAGAAAGCAGGTATCCGCCATCGGAAGGCATACGAGACCCGGCACACTTTTGCATGTTGGGCGCTGAGTGCAGGAGCCAATCCGAATTTTGTCGCCAACCAGATGGGGCACACATCTTCACAGATGGTGTACAGCGTTTACGGGAAGTGGATGAGTGAAAACAATAGTAATCAGATGGACATTTTAAACGCAAGATTTACGGGTGATGCCCCGTATATGCCCCGCGCCATATCACAGTGA